GTCGGACACGGAATACAAGTACATGCGCCAGCTCTTCCAGTTCAACGGCATTCCGCATTACGTAGTGGTGGAGAAGGATGGCAGCATCTCTACCGAAGAAGTGAGTGCCCACAACCTAGCCGACTTCCTGAAACGACGTTTTGAGGACAAACAATAAGTCTGTTTCCTCAAGAAGGAGCATCGCGAAAATCGAAACAAAACCTAAAAAACAGAATCGGAGGCACCGCAAATGCCTCCGATTTTCTATCTTTGCCCCGCAAAAATAAAATTGAGAACAACAGATATGGACGATTCCAATCCACGAACGTGTAACAACAGTATGAATCCCTAACCGCGGACGGAGAACTTCTGCATCGCCAGCCTCCGTACGCAACCAAAGAAAGGAGGCCTTAACCGATGAGAAAGTATCTCTACAGCGAAAACGGTTTCGTTGAGAAACCTCTGTGGGCGCCCAATTGCTGGGTAAACGTAGAATGCCCCGACCACGACGATTTCCAGTTCCTCACCCGCGAGCTGAACGTTCCCGAATCTTTCCTCGAAGACATTGCCGACGCCGACGAACGGCCGCGTACCGAAACCGAAGGCAACTGGTTGCTCACCATCCTGCGCATCCCCATGCAGAGCAGCAATCCGCAGATTCCCTTCATCACCGTGCCCATCGGCATCATCACCAACAACGACATCATTGTCTCCGTCTGCTATCACCGTACGGAACTGCTGCCGGACTTCATCCAGCATACGCGCCGCAAGAACATCTGCGTGAACAACAAGTTGGAACTGATTCTGCGCCTCATCTACTCCTCGGCCGTATGGTTCCTGGCGGAACATCTCCGTCACTGACTCTCTGAAAATTACCCCACCTTCGGTCTACATTTGGGCTTCAATCACCCATCATTCAATCACAAAATATCTACATAAAAGTTTAATATCTGGGCACAAGGATTTCTACTTCGCCAAACCGTACGATTTTACATCGGCATTTTCTGCAGCCATGACCGGGTGGGCATTCTCTTTTTTCATTTCAGCTATCTGACGCTGCAAGTCGCCCACTTCCCGGTTCAAACGATCTATCTTTTCCATCAATTCCTTATTTTGATTTTTTAAGAAAGAGGATAGCTCCGTATTAGATACAGACTCAACCATTGATAGCATTTCGCCTTCACCCGTCAGAAGCCAGCGGGCATTGAGGTCTTTGCATACCAATAGAATTTTTTCAATATTATCAGAACTCATCCCCTTTTGGCGCTTGCGGGCAGAATTGATGATTCCTATTTTCAAGCCTGCAAGCACCGTTAAGCGGTTGTCGTTGAGACCGGCATAGGCAATGTATTGGTCAAGTCTTTGTATTAAATTTCCATCCATATTAGAAAATTTAAATATAAACCTTGCGTATATTAGAATAATCTAATATATTTGCAGCAAATAATCAAATCACGTGCTACAAATGTATAAAGAAAACACAACTAAAGCAATAGCGAAAAAACGCTATTCATTCAGAAAAGGCTACCTACAAGTAACTCTGAAAGACAGAGATGAACTAAGAGAGGAGCTGAAAGGAATACTTCGCATCACCCAACGAAGTTACTTCTACACAGTTATGAATACCGGCATTATCGACATCAGTTTGCCGAGGTTCGAAGCTATTAATCAGGCGTTCGCACGCCGCAATATCTCAGACGTATGGGAAATCACGGAACTACCGCAATCTTGACAGATCGAGAAAGCGAAGTGGCTGAACGTATAGCCTGGGGTGCATCTCAAAAGGAAGTGGCCACTGAACTGGGGATATCCCGGTACACAGTGGACAATATCTTGCGTAAAGTATATGATAAGCTGCACATTGGGAAAATCAACGAGCTGTCTGCCTGGTGGTTCTGTACCACCTTCGGCATCAGCTTTGACCTCTCGCCGCTCAAACGAACTATCGGTGCCTGCTGTTTGCTTGGCATTTTCATGATGGGGGAATACTTTAATCAAGAGCAGTTCTGCCGCTACCGATCCAGAAGAATTGCAAGAACTGAATATAAAATTAATGAGAGATTATGAAGACATCATCCATTTCATTAGACTCACGTGTTGCCAATGAACTTGTATGCAGATGCACTGAAGAGAATTGGCCGGTACATATCCAACGTGGCATTCCTTTCGAATCTGAAAATGGGAATCACCTCGTCGATTTAACGGTAGAGTATCTCGATGACTTTCCGTTCGGAGATAAATTGAATGAGACTATTAACCGAGTGTTTAATTTAACTGAGGAATAATATTATGACAGTACAAGAACTTATTGAACGCCTCGAGGAGTGCGATCCTGAGGCGCAGGTGTATCTGAACACCGGCGATCTGAATCTGGTGGAAATTAGTATCGTGAAAGAACATATACTGACGAATTCGGTAATAATAAGCTGAATATAAAATAAGGAGAAAAAATTATGGATTATATACCTATAATAACAGCGGAAAAAGCCAAGAAACTAGCTGAAGAGAAAGAACAGATTCTTAGAGTGATGGAACTTATCTGGCAATCAGCGATAGATGGTGAGAAATCTATCATTCTCGACAATCTAAATGAGAAGACCATTGAAGAGCTTGAGAATTATGGTTATCAGATCGAAGAGAGAATGGCGTTGACTGATAACCCTTCGTATTATATAAGTTGGAAATAAGTTGAAGCCTATGTTACGCAAACCTTTTACTCCGGAGGAGGTTGAGCAAATCCGGCTCCTATACCCCGACCATAGCACACGTGAAATAGCGCAGCTACTGGGCCGCAAAGAATATAGTATCTATGGAAAAGCTTTCTCGATGGGATTGCGAAAGACCGCTGAACATATCAAGCGCATTAACCGTGAGAATATTGACAATCTTCGCATCCGTGGGAAAGCACACCAGTACAGTAAAGGGCATGTCCCGGCCAACAAAGGTCGGAAGATGTCACCGGAAATATATAAACGATGTCGCAACACAATGTTTCGCAAGGGGCATAAGCCCCACAACACTCGCCATGATGGAGCTGAAAGCATCCGGATGGATAAGAATGGACATCGATATATCTATGTCCGCATCGCAGAAGGTAAATGGATACCTAAGCATATTCAAGTGTGGACACAATCCAACGGACCGGTACCCAATGGATGCAATATCATCTTTCGCGACGGCGACACGCTAAACTGCGCGCTTGAGAATCTGGAGTGTATTAGTGATGCTGAACTTATGCGGCGCAATACGCTACACAACCTTCCGGAAGAGGTGCAAGAATTGATATACTTAAAATCCCGGCTAACCAAGGCCATTAATGAAACCATTAAAAACAAGAATCATGAGCGCACTTGACAGACTGAAGGAAATGGTCGGTAAACCATTCCTTTACAAGAATGAGGAAGTCGTTATCCTAAATTACTGCGAAGGTACCGGTGATGACGGAGATGAAGTCGAAATCTATCTGAACAACGGTACTACGCTTGTATTCAATTACATCAACCTCCCGGCCAAGCTGGAGAAGTTCAAACCCGTATCGGCACAGGTCATTGTACTGGCCAACAAACGGCTCGACAGCGTATCAACCGTGAACCCCACCATCATCCAACAACTTCGTGACACCGTAATGCAGCAGATTGAAGCTGTAAAGAAAGACCCATCTGCAGTAGCTCAAGCCAAGCAAGTATTCCAGGGTGTGAATACGCTCGTGAACCTGGCCAAGACTGAACTTGAATACCGGAAGTACATGAATGAATTTGATAAACAACCAATAAACCAATAGCATTATGGCAGCATACTTTATAGATTATATCAAAACCTATTCAAACACCAACAACAAGGGACGTGAGTTACAGCAATTTATTGGCAAGTACATCCAACGACTCGTCAAAGACGACCTTTCCATGGACGCACTGAAGGCAGAAATCGAACGAGATATAGAACGGTTGAACAAAGCCTATCCTCGAACTCAGCCGCTGTCGCTAACCAGTTATAAAAGCGAGGGCCGAGGACAGTGGACAGTATGGGTGAAAGGGAACTGCGATAAGATGGTATTTGTCATGAACTGGCTAGAAGTATTGGGGACTTATGAATTCTGCGAGAAAAAAGAGGAGAAAGAAATTTCGGACAATAGAATTACGATTACTCAGGTTGATTTGAACAATTGGGAATATGATGATGATTCGAATTGCAAACCTTTAGTTTACGAGGTTAATCTGATTTTTTGCAATAAAGAATACACCATTTATTTTTCGGTTAAAGATATTCAGAGATATGAAGAAGGAGATGATTTGGAGAACAGTGCATGCGAAGGTGATACACTTTATTTCGATTCCGTCAATCGCTATTTTGAAAATTATCCAGATGAAGCAGATAGACTGATAGCGTTAATGAAGGAATGTTGGGATGATTTCAGGAATACTGAAGATTCTCCATACAACTACATGGGATTAATTGAAGAAGAGGAGGAAACAAAATGAAAAACATCTATAAACCAAGTTTGAAGTCAGGTGCCCGTGTTCGTGTGCTGGCCACCAATAAACTCGGAACGATTGCCGACAAACAGCTGATCCGAAAGAACGGACAGACGAAAGTATATTGCAATGTGCGCTTGGATGAGAGCCCCGACTTGGATACATGGTATTTCGCAGACAGGCTTGGAGACACCAAGGAATGCGCTTTTGTCACCTTCGGCGACCATACTAACAGAAGAATCATCGTAGGTATTGAGATTGATTATGAAAATAGTTGCGTTAGTGCTTTGAAAGTAAAAGGATTGCCAGATGATCCAGATAAACATACTGGTTTGTACAGGCATATGGCTGCTAATTTCTTGAAGAAGGTCAAAGAATTCCGTCCTTGACTTTACACAAACAATGAATCAACTTTGCAGGGCGGTTTCTGGCCGCCCTATAAAACTAACATGCTATGTCATATACTCAAGACGATATAAGGCGCATAAAAGATGCCTGCGAGGGCAGGCTCGTCGATGTAGTCAGCGACTTCCACGAGCTACGCCGGAAAGGGAAAGATTACGTTTGTGACTGCCCTGTCTGTAAAGGCAAGGACAAGATGAGCGTATCGCCCGCCAAGGGACTATTCAAGTGCTGGAACTGCCCGGATGTATCAGGAAACAATGCCATCAGCTACCTGATGAAAGCCGAGCGCATGACTTATCCGGACGCACTCGACCACCTGGCACGACGTTTTAGTGTTATTCTCGATCCGCCCCCTGCCCCCACCCGTGCGGAACGACCACGTATGAAGAAAAAAAGCAAGGATGCCAAAGGCGAAGACACTGACAGCTACTGCGCTCGGATGCTTGCGGCCAGCGGACTGACCTTTGCAGACGTAACCGCCAAGATATATAAGACCGGGGACACACAGAGCATCTTCGAAGCCCGGACGTTCCGCCCCGGAACCGTCGATGAATATGGTAATATCACCCAGGGTGATGACGTCATCATCGAATACTACGACCTCGAAGGAATGCCGGTCACCTACCTGCGTAAGATGCCCGGACGCAGAAAGAGCAACACGGAACCGAAGGAATACTACCGCGTCCGCTGGCAGTACCCCGAAGAACACCTGGACAAGAACGGTCAACCCTACAAGTACAAGTCACCCGCCGGAAGCGGTACCCCCATCTACATACCTGAACGACTCCGTCGAATGTACAAGGAGAAGACGCAGTTCACTCGCCTCTACATACAGGAAGGTGAGAAGAAAGCGGAGAAGGCCTGCAAGCACGGAATCCCCTCTATCGCTGTAAGTGGTATCCAGAACCTCGGCCAGAAAGGCTCCCTGCCCGAGGACCTCGTGAAGATCATCACCGCATGCGGAGTACAGGAAGTGGCCTTCATCTTTGACAGCGACTGGAACGACCTGAGCCGGAACATCAAGATAAACACGCCAGTAGACACTCGCCCCAAATGTTTCTTCGCGGCGGCACGCAACTTCAAGGAATACATGCGTATGCTGAAGAACCGAGGTATCATGGTGGAGATATTCATTGGCCACATACTGAAAAACGAGGCAGACGACAAGGGGCTGGATGACCTGCTAGCCAACACCCTGCAGGGCCGCGAAGACGAGTTGGCCAAAGATATGGAATTCGCCTGTAACGAGAAGAGCGGTCACGGCCAGTACGTTGATATGTTCAAGGTGACGACGTGGAATGACCAGAAGCTCCGAGAGCTGTGGAACCTGCACAGCCGCGAGAAGTTTGCCGAGCAGCACAAGGAAGTACTGAAGGAGTTGCCGGAGTTCATCTTCGGCCGATATGCCTGGAAGTTCGATGAAGAGGGTAAACTAGTATCAGCTCTGCCATTCGAAGAAGATGAGAAATTTTGGATTGAAGAACCTAAGGAAGACAAGAATGGAAACCAAAAGTACGACAGTAGCGGAAACCCGATGTATGAATGTCATTACGATTATGTGGCTGGAAAGAACTTTTTCCAAAATCGTGGTATTGGCCGATACAGACTTCTCGATGGGAACTGGATATTCGTTCATCTGTGCCCTCCTGTAGTCCGTACCATCAGTATAGATGACGCCAAAGATTTCATGTACGACTTCGCCGAACAGCATTGTTCACGTCGAGTGAACAACATGCTTCTGCAGGGAGGAGCCCAATATGTAGGGCCTAATCAGATGTCACGTCTTGCTTTCATTACACCAAACTTCGTGGCGGCGAGCCGTGAAGAGCAGTATTTTTACTTCGCGTCGCGCTGCTGGCAGATTACCCAACATGAGGTGAAAGAAGTCGGGTACGAAAGTATCATGCATCACATCTGGAGTGAGCAGAAGAAATCGGTCGATGCCGAATATTACGGCCATCCACTGATCACGTTCACAGACACTGACGGAAAATACACTTACGAGTTATCATCTGAAGGGAAGAAATGTCACTATCTGCAATTCCTGATCAACACCAGCAACTTCACCTGGAGGAAGAAGCCGGAAGAAGTCGAAGAAGAGGAATTGCTTGAAAACAACCTGCATCTGTTGTCCAAACTATGCGCCATCGGCTACATGTTGATGGAAGCCAAGGACAACAATGTCACACGAGCCGTCATCGGAATGGATGGGAAGCAGAGCGAAGTCGGTGAGTCTAATGGTCGTAGCGGTAAATCACTCGTCGGGGAACTGATGCGCCAAGTGATGCCTATCGTTTACATACCAGGCAAGAAACCCGATATTTTTAATGACTCTTTTGTTTGGAACGACATCGACGAAAAAACTCGTCTGGTATTCATCGACGACGTACTGCAGAATTTCAACTTTGAATTTCTGTTCCCGAACCTGACCGGCGACTGGACGGTCAACAAGAAGGGAGGCAGCCGTATCACCTACCCCTTTGCCAAATCCCCCAAAATATATATCGCCACCAACCATGCCATCCGGGGGACAGGCTCCAGCTTCACCGACAGACAATGGCTGATAGCCTTCTCGGATTTCTATAATGACACACACAAGCCGCTTGACGACTTCGGCGTGCTGTTCTTCAGCGAATGGGATTACCAACAATGGAATCACTGCTGGAACCTGTTAGCCAACTGTATCCAGCTCTATCTCAGATACGGTGTCGTGCAGGCACCAGGTGAACGTCTTGAGCAGCGAAAGCTGCGTCAGGAGATTGGGGAAACGCTTATCTCGTGGGCCGATGAGTACTTCAGCTCAGACGAGCATATCAACAAACGTATTCCCCGGAAAGAGATGTATGACTCATTTATCACATACGACCCATCACAGCGGAAGTACATCCAGCCACAACCTTTCAAAAAGAAACTGGTCTTGTACTGCAAATGGAAAGGGTATCTATTCAATCCCAACAAGTACGATTCAAAAAGTGGGCTCCCCCTCTACCTGGACAAAGACGGGAAACCTATCATAGATGATAAGAGTGGTGGAGTGGAATACTTCACTATCGGAAAGCCGGACAGCGGTACACCAACTGAGGCGTTAGATTCGTTAGGAATACCTTTGGATTCTGACGGTAAACTTGATTTTTAAAACGAACCGTTATGACAGATACTCACGAAGAAATCATCCAGAGGCTCATACCGCTGCAGGAAAAGAGCCATAACAGATTCATGGCATTCTATAATGAGGTGTGTGCACTTTGCCACGATTTGCCCGAAGGGCAATCATTCCGCATCTCAGATAAATGCAATGACAAGAGCAAGAATCTATTCAGAGACATTGTAGCCTTATGCATCATGGAAGAACCTTATGATATCAGCAAGGGAGAATTGGAATTATCTGATGACGGGGAATTTGTAAGAAGAACCGTAGGATTCAGGCCGTCCGGATATCATTCGAACAGCCTTCGAAAGAAGTAGAACCATCCAATTTAATTCACTGTAAAAATACTAATTTTCAATGATATACACAACAAAATCATGATAAAAAAAGAGCTAAAAATTCACGTCGTGGTATCTCCAGATCCGACGGAACGAAAGCGCATGTTAGCACAGCTTGCCGTGCGGATGGGATTCGCAAGGATCCCTTCAGATGCGGTCAAATTGATGGCACCTGACATCTACAGCATCGATCTGCAACTCGCGTATTTCGTCTTGTGCCCGGAATATAATTTCAGAGGGGCCACTCTGACCAATCAGCGGCTCTACGAAATGGCAGCACGCGGTATCTTTGTCGGCGTCGGCGTGAAGAGTATTCCACGAGAATATGAGTTCATATGTTGCAGCTATTATCCAGAGGACTTTCGGTAGCAAGAGTATTCTTGTACACATACTACGAGAGTATTCTATATGTCATCGGCCGGCGCGCATGCGTTGGCCGATGACTGTATCAGGAACCCTTCCCCCTTAACCCCTAACCATCAGAGGGAGCAAATAGGACAAACGTGCAGGGAGCTCGCGAAAGCCAAGCCGGGGGTATATATATTTTTCTTTATTTCTTCTATGGCAACTAAACCCAATAAAAAACGTGGAAAAAATCGTGCAATCGTGCGCAACATTACAAATGTAATATTATAACCGTGAAAATCAGAGTGTTATAACCGCACAATTTTTGCACAGAACGTGCACAATTCGTGCACGATTTGCACAAATAGAAAGAAAAACGGGAATCGTACGAAAAACAATAAAACCGTGCACGAAAGTACGGATTTTGTACGCTCATATATTTCTGAACAACAGATATTTACGGATAATACAGCGCACAAATGTACTATTGCACGATTTTGTAGTACATATTCTGCAAGATTTCGAATAAACTTTGAATGAAAGATAGTCAATTTGTAGACCGTTTTTGTTTGAAAACTGTACAATATTTATTATATTTGTATGAAATTCAACAATTTACAAGCATGATTACCACACGAATTCAAGTACCCGAGCACCTTCGTGAATATCTTTCAGCCAAGTGCGAGTGCGACGAAGGTAAAGCTATCCGCATTCCGGATAAGCTTGACCTATACCACTACATCTATGATTTACTGGAGAAGCGTCCATCCGATCATCCAATAGACCATGGCAATCTTGAAATTGTATTGCCCGAACGGAGCATAGGGAAACGTCCAGAGAGTTATAACTACCTTGGCATTCGGTCACAGCGGATCATTGCAAAGAAAATTGAAACGATGATGTGGTCAGAAGTGCATGACCTGCTCGACACGATGAAGCACCGTGAGGGAATAGACTATAAGGATGCCGTCCACTTGTTTATCTGCAAGTATCGAATCGAGAGCTTGACTGAGGATGCATTCTTGAAGAATTACTATCGGTGGCGTGGAATTGTGCGGAGAAGGGAAAAGAGAAAATATTTGCGGAAATAATTCATGCAGCAAGTGTAGTCATTTGTCCGTTTTTAGTGCTAAAAGTGCATCAAATCTGTATCAAAAATGTTAAATAATTAATATTCAATGTATTAAACCGCAATGAAAGAACTATCAATTCATATTAAAGTGTTTCCTATTGCAAAAATGAAACAGACTGTCTATAAATTTGAGGCAGATCAATTTGATTATAATCCAACACCTGAAGATAGTGATGCTGGAAGATGTTACATTTGCGACAAAGATATCTACATAAAAACACCTACTAGAGATATCCTCAACGAATTTTCAAGTCCCCAGTATGCGATTGTAGAAATAAAAACAACTAGGGGACAGATATATAAAATTGGGAATAATCAGATACCAGCACTGATATCATTAATTCCACATATTAATTGTACAACTTTACAGATCAAATGTAAAATGTTACATTCACCACTGATCTAACGTCCTTCACACGCTGCTTTCTACGGTATATCTTCGCAGAAAAGATTTGAGCAGCTCATGAATAAAACTTACTTACGAAAAATTCTTTTATCGAGAAACAGTCAATTACTCATCACAGCAGAAGGGCTGGCTTCCATAATGATGGAGGCCTTCCCAGTCATTCCGTCGTCTGGGAATACACCTGTTTCCTTTTTCTTCAATGAAAAACCTCCAACATACAAAGAGAATGTAAACAAAGCACTCAATGCGATTCAGAAAAAGTTAAAGGCGACAGCAGAACTTCAGAATATAAATCTGACAACAGAGTTTGACTCACCAGAACTCCCGGAAGGAAGCATCGCATATCATCGGATCTGGGGAATCATAACGGCAGCAAGCAAATGGTATTTCTCAAGTAAACAATTCGAGACTGATTTACTTAGTGCAGAAGGTAATCCATCCATCGCTTGCCATTTCATTCATGCGAATTCTCCAGGTGGAGAAGCCTGGTACATGGATCGATTAAGCCAAACGATGAGAAGTCTGCAGAAGCCAGTGATTACCCTATATGAGCAAAGTAATTGCTCCGCTTGCTACTACATCACCTGTCACAGTAACTACATTGCTGCTTTGACAAATAATGATTTTGTTGGATGTATAGGAACCATGATCGATACTTACGATTTTGATGGTTATTTCGACAAACTTGGGATTAAACATATACAGGCAAGATCACATCAATCCGACCTTAAAAACAAGAAGTTCGATGATCTGAAAAATGATAAACCCGATCAGTATATTACAGATGTACTCGATCCTCTCACAGCGCAATTTATTGCGGAAGTTCGCTCATGTAGAAAGCGTATGACTGGAACTAAAGATGAAGATCCTGTATTACGTGGTGAAGTGTATTATACCCAAGAAGGCATAGATAAAGGTCTTGTAGATGGATGTATGACCTTTATCGAAGCGGTTGCAAAAGCGGCAGAGATGGGAACCTCTTATATCAAGACTCAAGAACAAAAAAAGAATGCACTCAATTATCTATAACCCTTAAAATTTCAGCGTATGAATTTTAAAGAAAAACTTACCAAGGTCCTTCAGAAACTTAACCTGATGGACAAAGCGAAAGAGAAAACACTGACGCATGAGGAGTGGCAAGCCATTGTCAACTCGTACCAAGAGGAGTTTAAGGTTACTCTTCAGGATGATTTGGAAGCAGAGCAGGCTTCACATATTCAACCTGTAATGACACAGGAACAAATGGATCGTGTTCAAAGTATTTTGGACGGCATTGTAAATCCAAACTCAGGAAATAACGATCCAAATAATATTCAATCTGCAACTGCTGACGGAATCATCCAACTTGCTCAATCAGTAAATAGCCTTGTCAACAAAATGTCTAACCGCGCAGAAGAGGATGTCCCTATAAATGTTCTGAATGCAGGGACCGTAACCTACACGGGTAATGCTGATCGCGCAAAATTCTTATTCGGAATCGACTCACCCATGTTCTCCATGGATAAACGATGGAATGAAATTGCTGCAAATCCAGCATCGGCTGCCTCATTCGGAGCGTGGGATGAAGAAACTGAAGGTGCGGAATTCCGTCGTCAGACTGTAGCTTTTAGTCGCTCACTTCAGAAACGATACATGTATCTTCATGCCAACAACATGCTCGATGCAAAACGCCTGGCAGCTGGAGAATTTGCGACAAATTATGATGGAGTAAATTCAGCTGGAGTCGGTAATCAGCATGTGGTACTTCGTCAAGATGCACTCATCGCCCGCGTATTGAAGAAGCGAGATTTAACAGTGTGGTTCCCGGTTCGCTATGGAGTACAAGATCATGACCTCGTTTTCAATGCTTACTTCAGCGAGGTTTCTCAAGCTTATCAAGCCGGAGAAATTTGGAAGGGTGACATGAAGATCGAGAATGAAATGGGGCATGTTGATGATGTTATGATCAAGCAGAAGTTTGGTCCCATGAAAGAACTTGAGCGCATGTACATTGCATACCTTAACAAGGAAGGAAGTGATCCAATCAAATGGACGATGATTGAATTCTGTATCATTAATTCTCTGGAAACTGCACAAGTTGAGCAGAACAAACGTCGCATGCGTGGTATCTACGCCAAGCCAGAAGAAGGCAAACCGGGTAGTTACTTGAACGGTTCTACTGGTATTATCTACACGCTGATCCGTTACATTCATGAATACAAGATCCTTCCGCATGATGATGATGCCTATCGTACATATACCAGTGCGGACATGCTGGAAGCTGTACAGGAATTCGTATCGGATGTAACAGCTTCTTGTACAGAAGATATGGACCTCGATAATCACGTGCTTTACTTGAACAAGCTACATCAACCTTGGTGGATTAAAAACATCCGTGCTACATACGGAAAAGACATTGACTTCACTGGACCGGATAGCTATCTTAATGTAGTACCCGACACTAAGATTCAGATCCGCTGGCTCCCCTATTTGGGTCAGCTCCCATTGATGTTTATGGACATACCCGGAAATATCCAATTCCTGGAATACGTTCCGGGCGAGATGCTCTCTATCAAGGTTAAGGAGGATATGGAGCTTGTAAAAGCATGGAGTACTTGGAAAGAAGGTTGTGCTGCTGCCTTTACAGGTCGTCGTTTCGACTCTTTGGGAAAATTAAAGGCGAACAACTATGAATGGCAACAGATTTTCATCAATAAGCCTACTGTAAAAGTTGAAGCCGATGCAACAACACTTGATGCGACCAAAGGTTTCTGGTTCGAGACTGCTGCTGGTTCATCTGCTTCTGCATCCATCACGGATATTACAGGAGCAAAAGCTGGGGTAGCCTATATCATTGAGGTTGGAGGTGAAAGTAACTTCTCCAAGGTAGAAAAAAGTGGCAAGTTTACCAACCTTACGGAAGCATGGACACCCACGAATGCCGGAGACTACCTGATGGTTATCCTGGGAAGTGACGGTAACTTCAGAGAAATGGAACGGTGCACGGGTGGAGTACGAAAAGTCAACGACAAACTCCAGCCAAACATTCCGGGCGTGAGATAAACTCAATCTGAATAGAGAGCAGGAATTACCTGTTCTCTATTACAATCATTAACTAATCACAGAAATATGAAAACTAAGATTATTAAAAGCATGTTTTTCCTGGCAGTTGTTTCAATCTTCTGCCTGTTCCTTGACTATGTAACAAGTACTGTCTTTATAGGAGGCTCTCTTGCCATGGCTATGATGACCATTGGAGATGTAGATGATGTCAGTGACCGAATGACGCATGGAAGCAATATTGCCTATAAACTATTTCTGATAGACATTTCTCAGATTGATGACACAAAGGCATTCCCCATTCCTAACAGCAGTCGTGAGGTAAGTACTATTCCTATGAAGGCTGGCCAGTTCATGAAGTATTTCGTGGCACACGACATTCCCACATTCAGTTCCACAGGTGAAAAGGGCGATATCACCACTTCAGGTACAAACACCTTCACAGCCATTATGGGTGGCATGCGTAATCAATTACTAGATTTCATCGAACAGCATGCAGGTGGCAAGTTTATCATACTCTTCAAGGAGGTGGGCGATCCTCAGTGGTATATCCTTGGTAGCTACGACCGCCCAATGGTACTTTCGAGCTATGAGTCGAAAAATGATAAGGACGGACGTTACGTCACTTATACATTTACACGCACTAGCATAGATCAGTATTACAAGTACACAGGCGATATCGTTCGTGTCCCAGCCGCAGCACATACTGCAGATCAGACAACACTGGCAATTAAGAGCACTAATGATCGGTATACTATTCCTGATGGAAGTGCAGCCACTTACGAGATCAATGCAGTATCAGGTCTCTCGGCCAACGACAAGGGACGATACATCACACTTGAAGGTGCCGGAACAGACAATTCGGCCACCATTGCAGACGGGAATACATTTGTGTTGGAAGATGGTGCTACCTGGACGGCCAACTCAGGAAGCAGCATCACCTTCCGCGTACTCGACACGCAGACGTTGGTAGAAGTTCCAGGAAGTCGTGTACAGATATTTAATTCATAAAATGGAAAGTTATGTACAGCTTTAAAGAAAAAAAACGCCATTTTTCCGATTTGAAGAATACGTCTGCAGCGGAATCCGACCTCCTACTTCTCAAGTCGAAAGTAAAGCAGGTGATTTCAGCCTGGGAACGACAACCAAAGCGATACGCAGACGATATTCTGTATCGCCTGCTTGATGTAGCTACACGTGAAGAGATACGAATCAACCGGCGTGAGCGGATGAAGGTACAGGAAGAGTCTTCTACTGGTGACGAGACCAAGGATCCTGTAGATAATTCTGTCTCACGCGAAGGATCTGAAATCGATGTACATGATGCGCCATCACAAAAATCGGATGACAATGATGTACAGAAACGTATTTCGGAAGCTGAAGCTGCCAGAGAGGAAGCCGAAGAACGTGCCGAGGAAGCAGAAGTAGCCTTGGAAGAAGCCGAGGAACGTGCTGAGGAAGCAGAGGCGGCTCTTGAAGAAGAGAAAAAAAAAGAGCCGAATCCAGAGAGCCCCACACGAAAAGTCGGAAAAAGCAAAAGCAAGAAGAGTACCCGCAAATAGATTGGGATAATCTCTTTGACCCAAATGTACAGATGGCCACGCTGCTTTACAATGACCGCGTAGTCACCTGGAAGCAAATGAAGCAGCTCGACGAGCAGCTTGACCGGAAGCCCAGATGCCTGGACATCATGCAAATGGTGGAGCTGCGCATCCGCAACCTACAAGCCTTCGCCGAGCTGCGTTCGTTTAACGATAGCGGACGCTTTCTTTACCGCCATCCTCTAATTGCACACAAGTCCGAACGTCATCAGCTGGAACAGCTCATGAAAGATAACCCCTCTGAGTTCCTGCGTCTGTACAAGAACTGTACTGACAACATCCGTCGTTACGAGTCTTTCCTCCGACGGCCAGACAGAACCGGACGACGTGTACAGGACCGTGAAAATCTGAGAAGGCACAGAGAAAGGGAATCCTTGTTCAAAGTAATCATGCAACAAAAAAACAATTAATCATGAATAAGCTTATAGAAGTATTTAATTTGGGTGGACTGCCTACTGCCCCGCTGGATTCATTCTTGGAGCTTCAAGAAGACTTTAAGAAGTCAGATCCTGATAAGTTAGCAAAATTACAAATGCTGATCATCACACGAGGTTTCAAATATGCATTCAAAGCATGGAAAGATCCTCAAGGGAAACTATGGATCATTGATGCACATCAACGAAGGAAAGCTTTGATCGCTCTCCGGAAAGCAGGATTCACAATCCCTGAAATCCCGTATGAACCGATATTTGCCGCCGATAAAAAAGAAGCTGTCGAAGAAATAGCAGCTTACAATTCTGAATTCGCGACAAAAAATCCGGATACAATCCTCTTTAAAAAATATAATATTGATTCGGATACACTTCAGCGATTTAACCTTGGGTATGAAGTCAAGAGCCTTGATTTATCATCATCTCCATTATTCTCAAGTCCGCAAGACGATGGAGAAATAAAAGAAGATGAAGTCGATATCAATATACCGACAACTGAAGAAAATATATTTGCCAAGCCAGGCGATGTGTGGCTATTAGGTAACCATCGATTAATGTGCGGGGACTGTCGATCCAAATCCGATGTGTCGTTGCTGATGAACGGACAATATGCCGATCTGTGCGTAACAGATCCTCCTTACAACGTCAATTACGAAGGTGGTACTGAAGATGAACTCACAATACAGAACGACTCGATGGAAAATGACTTGTTTGCCACTTTCCTAAAGCAGGTATTTAGCATGATGCATTCTGTCATGAAGCAAGGAGCTGCTTATTATATCTTCCATGCAGATAGTGAAGGAGAGAATTTTCGTACCTCATTACGGAAAGCTGGTTTTAAAATCGCACAGTGCTGTATATGGGTTAAGAATTCCATGGTAATGGGTAGACAAGACTATCAGTGGCAACACGAACCGTGCTTGTATGGGTGGAAGCCAGGAGCTGGGCATTTGTGGAATGCAGATCGTAAACAGACTACTATTTGGAATTTTGACAAGCCACAACGGAATGGCATCCATCCGACAATGAAGCCAATTGCACTGATGGCTTATCCCATAGGCAACTCTTCAACACCAGGCCAAATAGTAATTGACTTTTTCTCCGGCAGTGCATCCACTTTGATGGCATGTCAGCAAATTGACAGGATATGTTATGCGATGGAAATAGACCCCAAGTACGTGACAGCATCCATACTGCGATATAATTCTATGTTTCCTGCTCAACCAATTAGGTTGATACGTAACGGAGAATTATTAGACGAAAACGAAACATCAATGATATGGAAAAAGAGCTAACACCGACCTCAGAAATTGAGAAGGCAAGCCTTATCGGCGACCAGTATATCCCACAAGTGCGTACATTTGGGGCACTGGGATATACTCCGCAGCGAATATGTAATATCCTCGGACTTCGAGGAAACGAAAAGATTGCCCTCACTATTAGGATATCAATCCCTGGTGACGCTTATTACGACGCATACCGTAATGGTAAAGCTTTAGGCGAATATAACATTGATGCCGAATTAGCAAAAAAGGCTGAGACAGGCGACGTTGAAGCAATTACAACACTTGAAACAAGGAAACAAGAACGAATTGTTAAAGATTTGAGAGATAAATTATTTGGTGTATGAAACAATTAGATGTTCTGGACAAACTCCACCCCGACCTGATATCCGCGTTCCTCACTACCGGACGTGCAGACGGAATTCCTTCAGACGTGCAGTTATTCCTGAAGCAGCTGCAATGGGCTGCGGAGATTTACGAGTACGAACGGAACATCAGTCGTGCCTCCAAGCTACTACGGCAGCGCATCAATGCCCAACAACAACTCAATCTTGACGAACGTACCTGCAAGGCCCGTATCTATGCAGCAATAAACTACTTCAATATCGACAACAATGTTTCCATCAAAGTCTGGGAATCGAACTATGCAGATAAGTACGAAGACTTGGCCAAGCTATGTGCAGCTGCAGGAGACTATAAAACTCAAGGGAAATGCTATGCTGCTGCCCTGGAATGTCGCCGCCGTGCCGCTGAGATAGCTGAAGCTGACCGTGACCTTGGCATTGTCTTCCTCATTTCCCCGGAACTTACTCCGGAAGACCTGGGATACAGCAAAGCATCCCTAAAGGAAATCGCAGCCAAGCATAACCGAGGGTTCTACTTGAACCTGATAGACAACCTACCAATTGAACAAGTTGAGAAAAAGCGCCTGCTGCGTGATGCCGACATTGAAGAAGCCGAATATGAAGAACTGAACGACGAGGAGTGAAAGAAATGAAGAACCAGATAAATCATGCAGAAGATAGAAGCATCGAACATTTCGAACGATACTACATGAACCAGATGCAGATTCTTGTCAACGTCATAGATCCGAATAACCTCTTCGCCGAGATAGGTCGAGCCGGTGGAAAGACTGAGGGTATTACTGGACCCAGACTGATACGCGTGGCAAACGATATGCCTGGCGAACTTTCTTTTCTAGTACATAAGACCTACGTGGCTCTGATGACCAACGTGTGGCCAAACCTTCAGGCTTATTTTTCGCGACAGGTAACTATCAACGGGAATGTAAGGCCCATGCTTGAGTATGGGATTGACTACGTCGTCGGAGAATCCAAATTGCCATCCCATTTCCGACGTCCACGATATCCAATCGCATACCCCAAGCACAGCGTCGTTTTCCGCGATGGGCATCATATCCAGCTTGTCAGCAGCGACCAGCCTGAAAGTGTGGCCGGCCGAAGTGCTGTCCATGCCATTATCGAGGAAATGAAGCACAATAAGGGCGACAAATTGAAGAGCCGTCTGTTCCCGTCTCTCCGCGGTGCTGGTGCGGATATCCGGCGTTCACCATATTACCAGGGAGTAACAGGTGTAAGTGATACGGCCCGTGTAGACCTTGGAGAAGATGACTGGTTCGAAGAATATGAAAGGCATACAGACAAAAAACTAATATCTGAAATAGCTACCGTTTCACTTCATTTAAATGCAGCTATCTACCAGAAATACAAGCTAATGCAAATGCAACGAGAAACAAAAAATCCCGTTACATTGGAGCGAATCCGTCTTGATCTTGAGAAACAGAAACGTATCATGGCATTATGGGCTCCACGACTGGCAGACATGCGTAGGAATGCAACTTTATATATCCGTGCCAGTTCGTTTGTCAACAAGGAAATCTTAGGACCAAAGTTTTTCAAGACACAGCTCGAAACCTTGGATATGGATGAGTTCCTCACCTCTATCTGCGCTATCAGGCATAAGGAAGTGGTTAACAAATTCTTTGCCAATTATGACAGGGAAAAACATCAGTTCTCGGACTCATACATTTATGAGAGTATCCTTCGACTTGACCTAAAAGAACACTTTCTTCTAACAGCCAGATATCTCAAGCATTACAACCGTCGTTCGGAGCTATTAGTAGGTTATGACCCCGGACACTTCGCCAGCTTGGTTGTTGCTCAGGAAGAAAACTACGGTCGAACCACCCGTGTTATCAAAGAGTTCTACTGTTGCTATCCTGACGAACAGCCAGAACTTGCCAGGCAGATGTATGAGTTCTTCGGACAGGATGCTATCAATAAACGTATTGTATTATATCCAGATCGTGCTGGAAACAAAAGACGTGAAGACCTAGAACAGATAACAACAGACAGCCGTGCATTGAAACGAGAACTCGAAAGTTACGGTTTCGAAGTAGAACTTATGAACGAAGGACAAGCAACCATCTATCACTGGCAACAATTCAAATTATTACTTCTTATGTTTGGCGGTCGAAGTAATGTACTCCCTCAAGTATTGATTGACGAAAACGAATGTCCTAACCTGTGCAGTGCCATTATGCTTTCTCCACTTAAGAAAACAGAAGGACGCATCGAGCTTGACAAATCATCTGAAAAAAAAGTACCACTTAAACAACAGGCCGGCCTTACAACGCAGCTTCCTAGTGCGTTGATTTATCTGCTTTTCGGCCGATATGGCAACAAAGTACAGGCTGAACTTTCATCCATGCCTGATAATTTACCGGATAATATTTCAATATAACCCCAATAACATACCTAATTTGACATGAAAACAAAAAATAAGTCATTGATTGATTTTACTTTAAATCACGTAAATTTAAGTAGAAAATCAATAATCACGAGCCAACTTCCACGCCCCGCTGATATTTCCAATTGCCGTGCATTGTTGCAATAGGTAAGGAAATATGACAAAAGAACGATGTCCTTCCATTTTCAGTACCACCATATTACTTTCGAAGCATGGAAACAACAATGAAAGGCATAGATGCTCTTCGATGGGCACGTGAAATCTCTAAGCTACCTGATGGATACTTCACGTTAGCTTTCTTCCCCTGCTCGAGGCAGAAAGGAAAGGCTGACAACAAGCTTTGCATTAAGGAAAGGTGCAAGTGGAGAGCTCAACTACCCAAAGAGAAATTCAGTGTGGACAGCGACAACCTGTTTCTTTTCACAGATGAGAATGAAGAGCCTCGTATGTGTTACACCATATTAATCCGCTACATGGGATTCCCACAAGACGGTTTCAAATTACATAAAATCGATTGGCTGGATGTTTAACTCATAACTATAAAACAATGAACGAGGAATTGAAGATGGTAGGAAACTACGGATGCTACCTCCATGAAAACAACGTGATATCTTTTCAGATAGGAGACAAGCCAATATCGTCGGCTCTACCTCCCGACCCGCTATTCCCGACTACTATAGACTATCTCCAGTCGGACACGAGATGGCTCAGCATACAAGGTTTCCAAATTTGTAGCCGAGGTTACAATAACCGGAAATGCGAAGAAATAGCGCAAGATATAAAAAAGAACAGATTACTACCAAGGCTTATAAGCAAACAAGTGAACATGCTCTATGGCCATGGACCAGCAGTGTATCTTCCACGCATTACCGATGGAAAGCTTCAACGCAAATGGGTAGAGTGTCCGGAGATAACAGAATGGTTGGAGAGTTGGAAAGCACGTGGCATAGAAACAGACTACAAGGACTTTGCAAAAGGTATAATTAAGAACTTCTATTATTTTCGAGACATCTTCGTAAAATGGCGATTTACCGTCGGGAAATCCCGGGGTGTTCTTCCTGTTGCTGGACTAGAAGTAATGGAAAACAAACACTGTCGTCTGGCAACTACCCGACGTGATGTAGCTACTGCTGTCGTCAATTATAAAGACTTTAGGCACGTGGCTGTTGGGAAATGGGGATTAGGATTAGGAAGTTATGCTATATATCCAAAGTTCAATCCTTCAGAAGTGGATAATTACAAATACGCAGCAATCAGCCATCATCGTGAGAAATCAGTGGACGATTTCTACGGATGCAACGAAACGCATGAAGGGACCAGGGCATACATCAAAGGTTCGAACGAAACGGCTGATTACATCAACTCCTTCTTGAAAAATTCACTGGCAGCGAAGGTACACATCGTCATTCCAAATGCTTGGATCGAAACAAAAAGAACGCAAATTTCAAAACTTTGTGACGAGAACAAGAAACGAAAACAGGAAGGTGTGGAACTATTTGTCTACAACGGTATAGAAATCGGTACTGAATATCGTGAATCACTCGTTATCCAATATCTACAATCCGAATTACGAAAGATATCGAGCTACCTGACCGGGCAGGACAACCAAGGTAAAGCATATGCCACCATCAGTTTCAAGAACAGCCAAGGCGAGGAAGAGCGGTGGAAGATTGAAACTGTGGATCTGAAGTATAAGGAATATATAGATGCGCTCATTAGCTACGACAAACGAGCCGACGAAGTGCTACTCTCCAGCGTAGGACTAGACTCCAGCATCTCCAGTGTCAGCAAAGATGGCGTCATATCCAAATCAGGTGCCGATGCTTACTACAACTACCTAATCTACATTCTTTCACTAACCAGCGAAGATGAAATCTGTTGCGAACCGTTCAATCTGGCCATAGCAATCAATTTCCCGGATCTATATGCACAAGGTTATCGTATAGGATTTTATCGCGAGGTACCTGCACGTCAAGAAGATGTTTCACCCAAAGATAGACTTAATAAGCAACAATCATGATACTAACAGATTTATTTGTCGACATTGCCGATTTCCGCAGCTTTGCCCCATACGTGGAAAGTAACGTGACTTTCGAGGAACTCAATTCATCTGCGCTATCAGCTAAGAAACAGATTATAATCATCCTTAGTAAAGCGGTGTATGAAGAGGTATGCAAGGACCAGCCCGACGAAACAAAAGCGGCCCTGAAAAGTGCGATGGCCAACCTCACCCTTGCCAAGCAAATGGTCTTTGACGTAATCAAACGCCGCAAGGACGACATTGACATCTACAAGCACGAGCAGGAAAGTATGAGACGGGCATACCAGGATAACTACTTCAACGCAATGGATACTCTGATTCAGTTGCTGACTGAAGGGTCCGAATCCTGGAAAAAGACTCGCTACTACAAACTGCTTGAAACACTGCGCATCCGCACAGCCGATGAGTTCGACACCCTCTATCCCATCGACCAGTCTTATCTGTTCTTCTTTCGAACCGTCCCACTCCAGCAGGAAGCATTGGACGATGGGCTGCGAGGATATTTTGACCGGGCTCAAGATAAAGAAGAAACAACCAACATGTTGTTGAGATGTCTGGCCAAACAGACCGTTGCTATCGCTTTGCGAAGGTTTGATATCATCGAGTTCCCGCCTACCATCCGAAGTCTGTTCGACGATTCCACGGCAAGTCGAAGCGGGAAAGACGAACAACAGAGGATGCTTGATCTCGCCTCACAACTCAACAATGAAGTACAGAACGCACTTGCAGACATCGACCTGATCCTTAACTCATCGTCCGGCGGATCGGTGGACACAGAAACCTCATTCAACAGGCCGGACGATAAAATCTACTTAATGGCATGAGAGTATGGACACGAGAATTCGATTTATAGTTAAAGGTACTGAATACAGTATTCCGAACTGTTGGGAACAAGTACATCCAGCCAACTTCATCAAACTGCTTCAGGACGTGGAGCTGATGGCCTCCGGTCGGCTGAGTGTGGGCATGGTAAGAGTGCGCTATGTCTGCAACTGCATGGGCTGGAAGCTGAAGAATTTCCATTCTCCTGAAGCAGTTCAAAACCTCTCGTGGATTGCCGAACAGGTCACTTTCCCATTCATAATCCAATATCCGGACAATGATGCTGCCCTGCAAGATCTGGATGCTGAAACCCGGAAACTGTGCAAGCGCATCGATCCTTTCCGACTGAAGGGAGTAGGTATATCCCGCTACCTGCAACGCCTGCCCTATAAGTACATGCTCGACTCTTGCTTCTGCGCTCAGCTTGTACCCGTCATCGAGGCCAACGATCAGCTCTATTCCGCGTACAAGATTAATGCATCCTTTGGGCAACTTACCTGCTCGCTCACAGCCCTACAGTTCATCGAGGCCCGTGTAGCAGCAGGACATCCCGATCTTCTTCCATTGCTGGCGGCCATTCTATACTACCCCGATCGTTATTCGTCAGAAGGTGCCCAACGTCTAGCCTTGGAATTTGCTAATCTACCCATAGAAATTCTGCAAGCCATAGCCTTCAACTTCCGGGCGTTCGTAAACTTCCTGTTCTCGAGAACTGAATACCGACTGCTTACGGCAATAAAATCAGATCACGGACCGGCCATCACCACCGGTGTCCTAGAGTCGCTATACAACCTGAGTGCAGACGGATTCGGCACGGCGAACGACGTCGAGCAAATGAACCTCCTGCAGTACCTCACCATCATCCGTAAGAAGCTAATCGAGTCGGTACGCAGCCTGCACGCAAGCAAAATGCAACTGGCCGACATCGAAAAAGAAACCGGGCTTCCCATACATATCATCCGCCAAATTGTCTGACCCAATAGAATTTATAACCAATAACCATGGTAATCATCGACTCACTCAAGTATTTTGCCCAGTTCCCGTCCAGAGACGGCGTCCTGGATATGTTCACCAACGGTAGCTCCAGCAGCTTCTCTGCTTATTCAGAAGTGCAGCAGTTCATTGCCTCTCTCCCGGATGCCCGCATACCCGAGATTGTAGGTTTCGTTTTCGGCCAATCGTTCGACCACGTGAAGCGGCGCATCGACGCACTGACAGGCACCTACCTCTTCGTAGACTTCGGAGAGTTCTCCTCCAGCCGCGACCCCATGAATTCAATCAACGACACACAGAAGATGGCCGCTACCGTAGCCATGAAGCTGACCGACGCGGCTGACCTGGTGGAGGTGGCCCTGGCTACCGACCAAACCCTGGAACTCACCGCACGTCTGCGCCAACTGCTTATTGACGACACCTACGGCGACCGTTGCCCGTGGCTGAACCCCATCAGTGACAAGCACGACATCGTTCCATTTGTAAGTTCCGAGTTCAAGTCGGTGGGATGGACGCTGATGTTCACCACCACGGCCGCCGACCTATTCGACGTAAAACGCCGGAGAAACGACGAATGATTTAATCACAATTTTACTCAAGCTAAACAAAGCTAACCATCTGATAATAAAGAAGATATTACTACCACGTTCGGAATCATAGTGTTATCTTTGACGTACAAAAATAAAGGATAAAGCATTATGAACGAACAAGTTACAAACATTCTGAACCAACAGATAAGCAAGACAGCCAAGATACAGCAACTGCTTCTTCTGGGCCTCACACGCCGACAGGTGGCCGACCTGGTAACCAACGGAAACTACGGATTTGTACAAAACGTCTATAAGAAGATGCTGGAAAGCGGCAGCTTCACCACACCGGCCGCCACCAGCGAAGCCATCGATTACACCTTCAACCGCCGCTTCGGCATCGAAATCGAGGCTTACAACTGCCAGCGCGAACGGCTGGCCCGCGAGCTCAGAGAGGCCGGAATCAACGTGGCGGTCGAGGGTTACAACCACACCACCCGCGACCACTGGAAGCTGGTAACCGACTCCAGCCTGCGCGGAAACGACACTTTCGAACTGGTGAGCCCGGTGCTCCAAGGCGAAAGCGGATTACAGGAATTGCAGAAGGTTTGCTGGGTGCTCGAGTATTGCGATGTCAAGGTGAACGACTCCTGCGGGCTGCACATCCACATGGACGCTGCCGACTTCACCCTTGACACCTGGAAGAACCTGGCCATCACCTACAAGAACCTTGAAAGCGTGATTGACGCCTTCATGCCCGGAAGCCGCCGCGACAACTATTACTGCAAGAGCCTTTCCCGCATATCCGCCACCAGCATCCAGCAGGCACAGAGCATCAGCGACCTTCAGACAGCATTCGGAAACAACCGATACCACAAGCTGAACCTCGAGGCCTATTCACGCCACCGCACCGTAGAGTTCCGCCAGCATTCCGGCAGCACCAACTTCACGAAAATGGAAAACTGGATACGGTTTGTGGCAAATATGATTACCTTTGTCCACCACGGGGTGGCCCGCCGCGCACAGCTCGGCGACATCCCCTTCCTCAATAGAGACCAGAAAATATACTTCAAACTAAGAACCAAAAAATTAGCAAGATAATGAAAACAACCTACCTTCTGCAGGACGGCGGTACAATTACCGCCACCTGCGCCGCCGATTTCGTTACCCGCCTGCGCGAAGGCAGCCGCTTCGACTACGACTGCACAGACCAGGAATACATGTACCGCTTCGCCGACCGCTATTTCGACCAGACGGGGCACACCGTCCGGGCCGATTCGCCCGAACACTTCCTGGCCGACCTGCTGGCATCCGGCTACGTCGATGCAAAAAAGTAACAAAAATGTTACCATTTTATTTGCATAATTGGAACGAAAACGTTACCTTTGCAGTGTTCAATTAACCAATAGTTCTTTTACATCATGAAGTACTCCGAATTCTACAAGCTGATAGAACAGCATGGCTGGACTATCAAGGGCGGGAAAGGGCATTACAAGTATGTACACCCCGATTACCCCTACTTCATTCCGGTCGGACGGCACAAGACGCAAGAAGTCAAGCCAGGTACCCTGGACAAGATGCTGAAGATGGCCGGGCTGAAGGAACAGAAGTAAAGAGCTTCCAAGAGAGCTGCCCGTCCCCACGCTGGGGGCGGGTGTTAATTGAACCATTTTGCAGGAACTTGATAATGAAACGTATGGATATGAAAAAGATTGTGGCAGTGATCGAGAAAGGCGACAGCGAAGGCTACGGCATCTATGCCGCCGACGACAGCGTACCCGTTGTGGGCTATGGGCTGACCGAGGAAGAAGCCCGGACCGACTTCGAGGCCGTCATGGCCGAGCAGGCCGAGTACATGAAGGAACAGACCGGCAGCTACCCCGAGTGGAAAGACGCCCAGGTGGAGTACCGCTACGACCTGACTGCCTTTTTCCAGGCTTTCCCCTTCATCAACGCCTCCGAGTTTGCCAAGAGCATCGGCATCAATCCCTCGCTGATGCGAAAGTACAAGAACGGGCTGGCCGCCGCCGGAGAGAAACAGAAGAACCTGATACAGTCCAAACTGACAGAAATCGTACAAAAAATGGAAAGGGTAAAGTTCGCCTGACAATTCGGATACGGTTAATTGAACACTAACTTTCCACCTCTTTATCCTTGACACGTAGGGCGGCGTACCCATAACGGAGACGCCGCCCTTTTTCGTTGTCCTTTCGGCCGACCGCATTCCCCGCTACCTTCGCCTCCGGTTAATTTTGTGTTTCACCCTTAATCCAACAACATTATGGCATTTTTCAAAGCCCAACAGATGAAGACCAACGGGAAGTTCTATCCCGTGGCCGTGCTTGTGGACCGGCCGATGGAGATTGACGAAATCGCCGCCCAGATTGCCGAAGCCAGTACCGTGGCCAAGGCCGACGTGGTGGCCGTGCTGGCCGCACTGCCCAGCGTCATGGCGCGCGGCATGAACGCCGGACGCAGCGTCCACCTGCAGGACGTGGGCCACTTCCGCTACACCGCAGCCGCCAAGAAGGGCGGACGCGACACGGCCAAGGAAGTGACCGCAGCCGACATCGCCCGTGCCCGCGTGCGCTTCACACCCGAGACCCGCTTCAGCGGCGACACCACCACCCGTGCCCTTACGCCCGGCGAGGTGCGCTGGACCCGTTTCGACGGCCAGCCGCAGCCCGACCCCGAAGACCCGGATGCCGGTGACGACGGCGAAGGCGGAAGCCCGCTTTGACCCTGCACCTAAGCCGTACTTAGATGCTGCCTAAGCCTGCCTTAGATGCCATCTAAGCCGTACTTAGACAAACTTGACAAACGAGCGGAACCCACTTCGGGCTCCGCTTTTTGTTTATCTTCATTATTTGTTATGTTAAATTATAGTTAATTCTTTCATAAGCATTTGATTATCAGATAATTACAAATATATTTGTCTGCGAAAACGAAAATTAACCGCTAAAATTGTTGGATTATGGAAGAAAAAACAATCATCAGAGTGAACGGTGTGGACATCGTGGCCACGAGTGACGGACTTATTCCCATTCGCCCGATATGCGAGGCACTGGGAATTTCCTATGAAAGGCAATATCGTAAAGTTAACGAAAGTGAAGATTTGGGGTCAGTTGTTGCCCTCAGGGCAACAACTGGAGCCGACGGAAAGCAGTACGAAATGGTATGCCTGCCGATAGAATTCATCTACGGATGGCTGTTCACCATCAACCCGGACAACGTGAAAGAGGAAGCCCGCGAGAAGGTGCGCCGCTACCGCATGGAATGCTACCATGCCCTCTACCTCTACTTCCACCGCCCCATCGAACGGATGGACGAGCAGAACCGCCTGGAGCGCGAGTCGCTGCACATCATTGACCGGGCCACGGCGCAGATTGACGAACTGAAGAAGCTGGTGGCGGGCGAACGTCGCAAGCTGGAGAAGATAAGGCAGGAACGGCTGACGAACGAACCGCAGCTGTTCGACTAAGGAAACTACGTGGGCGGAACCCTGAAAAGTTCCGCCTTTTCTTTTTGATTGACAATAACTATCCGTATCTTTGCCTCTGCCCAATAAAGTCAAGTAACATGAACCCCTTTTCTGCACGTAATCCGTAAAGCCGGATTAAGGTTATTAACACCTTTGGGCGCGTGCGGGAGAGGGGTTCGCCCATGAACAATTTTTTAAATATATAGCGTTATGAAATTCAAATTTTTATTGTTCGTTCCAATCTTTGTATTGGTGTCGTGTGCTACAGTCAATGTACCGGCTCCGAAGCAATATGCTGCCACTATCGACTACGCCTATCTGTCACAAAAAGGCATCTTCGTCTCTGAGTCTAACTCTGTAAGTTTCGACTATGAACCATTGGGTAGTATTTATGTCGAATGCACTGGTGGATGGGTGAAGAAGAAGTATAAGGAAGGCGATGTCATGGAAGACATCTACATGACTAACCTTGGAAGTGTGAAGTATCTGCCACCCACGATTGATGACGCTTATCAGTTGATTCTCTCCGAAGTCAAGAAGTTACGAGCAAACGGTGTCATAAACTTGAAGATTAGAACTGTCAGTGAATATCAAAGCACCTACGAAGTGTATGTTGATAAAATCATTATAACCGGAATGTGCATTCGGATGTAAAGGGATTATGTATCCTTTTATAATGGCGGAAGCAAAAAACTTCCGCTTTTTTGTTGTCATTCCAAAAACTATCCCTATATTTGCAGTGCACTTCATTTGAGACAGGCGACGGACACGTTCGCCAACCCTTGCCGGATTGGCCTTTTTTATGGCCTTTTGGCAATACATATAAGTACCGACCCCCGTGTGGATGGCTTAATGGCCTCCCTGCCTGTTTCAGGTGAAGTGCAACGGGAAAGCGGTACTTTCTTATTTAAGGCAAGTTCCCTTGATTTTTTGGACACGAAGGTCCGCTTTCCCGTCTATTTATTAACCTATTGTTTCATTTTAATTGCACTTCAAAATGAAAAAAGAACTGACCCTCGGCACGCCCGCCGTGCCTGCTCGCGAAATCAATTTCGTGACCAAAATCCGTGAACTGCTCAACAGGGCACTCCCCGCAGACTGCCAAATCAAGACCGCCCGAGATGCCTGGCATGTGGGTGCCATCGGCGCACTGACCGTGACCTTCATTTTCCCGCCCGCCGTACTGGCGCTGGCGTATTGTGTCATCAAAGCGAAGAAGGGAGGCAGGAGATGAGCGAGACCACCGTGAACCTGACACCTGAGGTCGTGGAAACCATCTACGATCTCCAGCAGCGGGGTTATGCCTCCTTACATGTCGATACGCTGCAACGAGTGCTGACAGGCATCATCCGTGACGACATGGGCAGCGACGAGGAGCGGCTGAAACTGGCCGGAGAAGTGCTGTATCTACAAGATACCATGCGTTGCTTCGTCCTGCAGGAGAATGGGGTTTCCAAATGACCCTCGTAGAGATAGAAAAACAAATTCCCCAATAAAAAGACATTGCAATTATGGAAGAAAAAGAACAGAACATCACCGATATCAGCATCCACATCGCCGCCCTCTCGGCCTCGTTCAAGCCGGCCGACATCCGCACGGCCACACACTGGTTCACCACCGACGAAATATACGACGCCATCCGGCGCATCGACCCGGGAGCCGAAATCAGCAAGAGCCAGGTACACCAGGCCATGCTCGACGCCGGATACCAGTACCGGGTCCGTCCGGGCTCCAACGGCATAGACTTCCGCTGGATGCTCCAGGCCCGACAATAACCCCCTAACCCCTATCAGCGACGCGGCCCTCTCTCCACCACTTCAGGAAGAGCGGCCGCGTTGTCCTTTCTCCCACACTCTTTTCCCGCTACCTTCGGCTTCGAAAGCATAACAGCATCGACATGATAACCGAAGAAGCCATCAAGAAAGAATTCATCCAGGCCGTGATGACACGCGACATCCGCCGCATCTACGACACTCAGGAACAGACCGTCCGCACCTACCTGCACACCCAGACAGGTGCCCTGCAGGCACATCTGGCGCGGAAGCCTTTCAGCAGCACCGTGGAAGGAAGCCGGCAGGTGTACTACATGCGCGTCTTCCCCTATCTCCGCTTCCTGGACATCCACTACCGGCGCGGCGGAGACCACATCTCTCGGCACATCCGTCGGAACCTGGCCCTCTACAACCGCGTGGTGTGGGGCGTGCTCTACCACGAGACCTTCCCAGATATCCAGTACGGCCTGTCCGAAGACATCCGCCGCTACATCCGCCAGCAGCTGGAGCAGGCGCTTCCGGTGGATGAAGAAGAAGTTAGATTGATGGTTGACTATTAAATCCGAAAGAGTATGGCACAGAAAAGACTATCGGAAGACGAAATCAAGTACACCGTATCGGCCGAAACTGCCAAGGCGCAACAGGAAATCTACAACCTGACCAAGGCGACAAAGGCGTTGAAGGCCCAAGAGAAAGAACGCCGGACGGCCATGGTAGAGTTGGAAGCGCAGGGTAAGAAAAATTCAAAAGAATACCAGAACCTGGAGAAGGAAGCCAAAAACTTGTCCAAACAGATATCAGCCAACAACAAGGAGATACAACAGCTAACTAAGACCATGGGCGTGAACGACATGACCATGACCCAGCTCAAGAAGCATGCCAAGGATCTGGAAAGACAACTGAACAATACAGCCGAATCTGCCAATCCGGAAGAATATGCTGCCCTGAACAGACGCCTGGCCGACGTGCGCGACCGGATGAAGCAGCTCCGCACTTCAGGACTCGAAGTGAACAAACAGATGGAACAGAGCACCACCATCATGAACAAGCTGAAGATGGCAGCCAAAGCCTTCATTGCCGTAAAGGTTGTGGGATGGCTGAAGTCGGCCCACGACCAGGCATACAACACACGCAAGGAGTTTGCCAAGTACGAGGCCGTGCTGCGCAATACTTTCCAGAGCCAGGAGAAAGCAAACGAAGCCATGAAGATGCTTCAGCAGCTGGCGGCCAACACGCCATCGTCGCTCCAGGAGTGGACAGAGGGTTATATCAAGCTTGTGAACCGCGGCCTGCAGCCCACCAGCCAGGAGCTGACCAACCTTGGCGACTTAGCCGCTTCGCAAGGCAAGTCGCTGGACCAGTTGATAGAAGCCGTACTAGACGCAATGACCGGTGAGAACGAACGCCTGAAGGAATTTGGTATCAAGGCATCCAAGGAAGGAGAGAAAACGCAGTTCACCTTCCGGGGCATCACCACCGAGGTCCGCAACTCGGAGGATGCCATCAAAGACTACCTGCTCAGCCTTGGCCGCCTGGAAGGTGTGGCCGGATCCATGGCCGTACAGATGAACGAACTTGAGGGTATCCAGTCCAACCTGGGCGATACCATGGACGCGTTCTTCAACAACGTAGGGAAGAAGCTGGAGCCGTTTTGGAAATCAATGTTGAAAGGAGCAAACGAATTCTTCAGCGAAATCAATAAGATGTTCACTTCCTATTCCGAACAGTACGACAATCATCTTGAGCAGATGGTAAACTTGGAAACGGAGATACCCAAACTTCTTGATAAATATGAAGAGCTTTCCTCCAGCAGTAACTTATCTGCTGAAAAACACGAAGAACTCCGAAGCGTAATGCGGCAAATTACTGACATGGTACCTGAAGCAGCTGGAGCTTTCAACGATTACGGTGAAGTGATCTCTATTTCAACCGACAAGGTAGAAGAATTCATGGCCACTCAACGAGCATTACTGCTATACGAGAACAAGAAAGCCATCGAAGAAACCGAAAAAGATCTTGAGAAACTTCGAACAAAGCAGAAACAGTTACAAGCTTATAAGAATCAAGGCGGAAAGACAGTTGTTAGCTCTCAAGGTCCTTTTGCTCCATCAATTACCTATGTGGATAAATCATCTCTCGGTGAAGTAAATAAAGAACTAGCCGATATCGGAAACTTAATCAAAGGATCCGAAGAAAAGCTCAAAAGGCTGAGAGGTGAAACGTTGGAGGATGCCGTAAAGCAACATAAGGAGATGATTCAGCAGCGGGAAACATTCAACAACATGAACAAACAACAACTGGATGCCTGGATTAAGGACGAAAAAAATGCCGCAAGCCAGTACATGGAAATGGCCAAGGAAGTCTATGAGAAACGATTTCCAACAGCTACAACAACAAAGACCGACAGTAAATCGAAAGGAAAGGACGAAAAAATCTCCCCCGTTAAAACCCTGTCACCTGAAGAACTTGCCAATATAGACCTGCAGGTCGAATTGGAAGAAGAAAAAGAACTCTACCACAAACAACAGGTAGAACTCAAAGAACTATTTGCATCAGGACGTGATGAGAATCTGCAGTCAGAAGCTGAATACAACGAAGCACTCGAGCAACTTGCTATGATGCATTTAGAACGAATGCTTGATATCGCCGGTCTAGATGCTGATCAGAGAAGAAGCATCGAAGAGCAATTGCTTGAGTTCAAAGTGAAATGCATGCAGGATGAATTAGCAGAAAGAGAAAGACTCGAAAATGAGAAAGTTAGAAATGAAGAGCTAAATGCAAGTAAACAACAAGCGGCATTTCAGAAAAGAGTACAGACTTATCTAAATTATGGTGAACAAGTAGGTAATGCATTAGGTGACATAATATCTGGACAAGAAGATGCTATGGAAGGATTCGCTGATTCCTTAGTAGATATAGTCTTCGATGTATTGACACAAATTATTAATGCAGAGTTGATAAAATTAACAGGAATAGGTCTATCCACTACGGCAGAAGCTACAGCAAAACAAATTGCGTCGAAAGGCTATGCGGGTATCGCGACGGGTGCAGCATTAGCAGCTGTTATCACTGCTGGAATTTCTGCAGCAAAATCTACGCTGAAAGGACTCATTGGTAAACGCAAGGATAGTGGATCTACAACATCAGAATCAAGCAGTACGACTTACCAACGCGTTGCGAAAGGGTTAGAGTCTGGAGGCAGTATTGATATCGTTCGATCGCAAGACGGGAAAAAATTCCCATCAGCAGTTTATGCCCCAGATAAACGAGGATATATAAATCGTCCAACTGTTATTGTAGGTGATGGGCCTGTCGGGCAGTCTCGTGAATGGGTGGCAAGCAATGCAGCTGTTAATAATCCTACCGTTGCACCCATACTTGACCTGATAGATCGTAGCCAGCAAGCCGGTACAATTCGTACACTGGATCTTAATCAAGCTATCCGATCAAGATTGATAGGTTACTCATCTGGTGGTACTATAACGAACCATCCCATCACAACAATGTCATCCAATAAATCAGATGAAACATCATCACCTGTTTTAGAGCGATTTGTACAAGTAATCGAAAAATTGGAACGCAACGGTATCCCTGCATCAGTTGTACTAACCGAACTCGATCGAAAACAGAAGTTGCGTGACCGGAGCCGTAAACTTGGAAGTAAATGATTGAACTATGAAGATAACGAATACCAAGACCGGAAGGGCCTATCAGCTGAATCCCGGCACACAGATAGAGATTGAGCGACCGAACCTGTTTTTCAACGAATGGGGCGAGCAGACCACACCCATCGAGCTGCCGGACACCGATGTCAACCGTGAACTGAGCGGTTATCCGGACATGCTTGGCAATGTGCAGCGGCCACGGGCGGACATCGAATGTACAGTGCAGGATGGACATTTCAGCCAACCTGCCAGACAGGCTATCTTGGGGGCGAAGCGAAAAGAGAGTATCACAACTACCCTCTATTTGAATGAAGGATCATTTCTCGCGCAGGTTGATGATACACTGGTGAGCGATGTCTTTGGCGAAGAGACCATCCCCGGTGTAACCACCGTCGAGCAGGCGATTGAGTTCTGCCGTCAGTTGGCGAAGAAAACAAGTTCTTATCTGGACCGATTCGGAATCTTCCCCGTGCTCCTTGCTTCTGAAGAGACAGATGAGGATGGAAACACAATCTACAAGTGGCTCAACAGATACGGCGAAGAAAGCGAATCCGGCGGATGGAATGAATCGAATTATAATGATCCGTCGAATTTCGATTTCTACAACGCCGTTGATCGTACGGAGAAGTCGGGTGAGGATACAATTGAGCTGTCCGCCGGTTATTATATCAGCCCATTCCTGAAGGCGAATTACCTGCTGAAACGTATCCTTCAGCATTTTGGGTATGAGTTACAGGAGAATTTTTTCTCCCAAACCGCACCATTCCCGGACATGGTATTCATTAACAACTGTTGCGATGCTTTGGTGAACGGAGTTATCCGTTTATCTGACTTGGTACCTGAATGTACCTGCGGTGACATCTTGAACGTGTTCCGAAAGAAATTCTGCTGCGAATTTATCACAGACGAAGCTGCGCGGACAGTGAGAATCGTACTATTCAATGAAGTGATCGACAAAGAAGCATCAGCGAATCTATCAGGATATCTCACCAGTCATTTGCTGATTGAGCCGCCTGAAGCCTACAAACGTATCACCCTGAAATCGGAGGAAGCCACTGAAGGGGATGTGGAGACCGATAACCCCGACACACTCGAAGGTATGATAGCCACTTATAAGTTTGTCGGTACCAAGGAAGTGAATGGAAGCTACCAGCGAATTGGCTACAAGATTATCTGTCAGCCTGGGCGTGTACGTGTACTTGTTAAGACAATTTGGGATCAGATTTCAGACAGCACCATGGGGTACGATAGTGGTGAGAGTCTGGAGGCAGAAGAAATCACCATACCCGACTGCATACCAGCTCTTCGTAACCCTAATGGAACTATGCCCAATGATCGAAGCAGAGGTCGAGAGGTGTATGTACTCTATATAGGAGGCGGAAAATTCACGAATTCCAACCTGTCTGTCGAGGGCATCGAAACAGAATCCAATGTAGAAGTACAATCGAATGATGAGCCAACCAAAATCATATTAGCTTTTGCCGCTTATGTGAATGGAGTACCCGTAGGTACAACAGCTGCATACGCGCAAGACGATTATAACCAATCGCTCCGACTTGGCGATTATTCTCTTCAATATGTGGGTTTCAACGGCATCTATGAAAAGTTCTGGCGTCGGATGGATGCACTCTATCGGAATTCGCTCCTGCAGGTAACTGCTGAATTGAAGCTACCTGATCATGTGAAGAACAGCCTGCCATCTTGTATGCCTGTTGTCATCAACGGGCAGCGCCTGATGATTGATGTACTTCATTACACATTAGGCGGCCATGATGAGCCAGTTGAATCCACGTTTTTAACGACTCGGAATTACGATCCGATATCTGTGGCTAAGGATACAGGAGATTATGACATTTATCGCAGTAGTGAATATACCTGGTCAGTGCAGACGGCCTATACAGAGATCAGCAAAGATGAATATGATGCTGCCCCAAAGAAGGGAGCAATAACTATCTACCCGGAAGCGCCGTCAGATAAGTTCGCCGACGGGCAGAAACACTACATGCGCGTTTCGTATATGCCAGATGTGATGCCTTATCCGCATGTCTATTGCCGGGTGGAAGCGTGGTTGATCTGCACTAAACGATATAATTAACTTGTCCTTTCGGCTGCCGACGAAGTGTGATACCTTCGCTGCAAAACAGATAACTTATGACTATACTTCAACAACCCGATGCGCTGTCACTGTCGATGAACCTGAAGAAGTTCATCATCAGCTCGGATGCGCAGATTTCTTTCGTCCTGAAGAAAGGAACGGAAGAAGTCTTGTCGCAGCTGTATGATCCGGACAGCACCGGACGCATCGAGATAGATATGCGCGATGTCGTACATGCACAACTTTCTTTCGATTTTCGAGGCAGTGCGGTACGCACTTATGAGCAAACCAATCTGCACGCCGAGTTCACCGCGGAGATTGACGGGCAAGCGGTCAACTTCCATGCAGTGCGTGGCGGTGTGGATAACCTGGCTGACACGGCCACGAACTTTCTGACGCAAAACTGGCTCACCTGGCAGCCGACTGTGAAGCCTGTGACCTATTACACACCGGAGTTCCTGACCTACTACGCACCGGTCGCCGGTGTCGTGAAGCTGCGCGGATACTTTGTCGGCGATGATGGGCAGGTGACATCGCAGAAGGACATTGAGCTGTGTAATGTGGAAGCCGGGAAGGCGTACACCATCCCTGTCGAGTATCAGGTAGTCGTCAGTCTGCTGTATCCGGACGGTAAGCCTGGATATTATGATGTGTGGGTTGAGAACGCCAGCGGTGAACGGTTGACATATATCCAGCGATACTACGCCGACGCCATGCGCTCCATCAGCGAGGACTGGGTGCTCTTCGAGAATTCACTAGGCGGTGTAGACTGCTTCAGGGCATACGGAAAGACGAACCTTGAAGCTGAT